TGGTATGTTGAGGGTAGCAAAGAAATACCCAATCGCAGGCACAGTGCATGACGAACTGATTGCTGTTGTACCTGACGATGAAGTGGTTGACGCTAAGACTTGGGTCTTGGCGCAAATGACTATGGAGCCAAGCTATATGCAAGGTATTCCATTGGACGCTGACGGTGGCGCTCACCGTAGATATGGGTTAGCAAAAAACTAGGAGAAGCAATGCAGATACCAAAACGCATCAGAGTGGGCAGTACTGAGTACGCCACAATCATGGTCGACAAAGCCAAACGACAAGACACGCTAGGCACAATCGACTACACACACGGCATCATCTGGCTTGCCAAGAAAGATGCTTACGGCAACAAGTTAGACAAAGCAGAACTGGCCGACTCGTTCTGGCATGAGATGACTCACGCTGTATTACACGACATGAAGCACGAGCTATGTAGTGACGAGAAGTTTGTCAATGCTTTCGCCAACCGCCTATCAAGCGCAATCAACTCAGCCCAACTATGAAACAACCCGCATGGTCACACTCAGCCCTCAAAGATTTCGAGGGTTGCCAACGCCGTTACCAAGAGGTCAAGGTCTTGAAGAACTACCCGTTCACTGAGACTGAGGCAACACGTTACGGCAATCAGGTACACAAGGCTATTGAGGACTACATCGGAGAGGGTAAACCAATACCGCCTGAGTACTCACAGTTTCAACCTGTAGTGGACGCCATGCTGAAGAAGAGTGGGCGCAAGCTTGCCGAGTATGAGATGGCGCTGACTGTCGACCTCAAGCCAACAGGTTGGAAAGACAAAGACGTATGGGTGCGCGGCATTGCTGACATCCTAGTCGTTGATGACGACAACCTGACGGCATGGGTGGGTGACTGGAAAACTGGCAACAACAAGTATCCCGATAGAGATCAGCTTGTCCTGATGTCGCTTATGGTGTTTGCCCACTTCCCACACATCCGCAAGGTCAACTCTGCTCTGCTATTCATTGTCAAGAACGACATGGTCAAGATGTCGATGGCGCGAGAAGATGCCGACAAACACTGGTGGGACTACCGCGAGCGTACTGCGCGGCTTGAAGCTAGCTTTGCCAACGATGTGTGGAACCCAAACCAAACACCTCTGTGCGGGTGGTGTCCAGTAAAAACCTGCGAATTTAATAAGAAACACTAGGAGAAACAAATGGCCTTACATTCACCAAACGAGTTCACGCAGACCCCATGCAAATGCCACATTTGCCATCAAGAAATTAGAGAAGACCAATACGCCATCGAGCACTCAGACCATGGCGTGCTATCGCAGAGCACAGACCCCCGAGTGGCCAACATACACGACCACATTGAGGGCTACGTGTCATTGTGGTTTCACCCAGAATGTGCGACAGTTATGGCGTTGCGCCTTGCTCATGACGTAATGCGCGTCAAAACGGGTAAAGATCAACCCGCCCGAGTGGTAGACAGCCTAAGGGCGATCTCAAAAGTTAACCAAGCCAGATAGGAAAACTCATCATGCCTTACGCACCCGGCAACCGCCCATCGTATGAACCATATCAAAAAACTGAGAAAGCCAAGAAAGCTAGAGCCGCTTCAAACAAAGCGCGGCGCATGCTTGAACGTGAAGGACTAGTACATAAAGGAGACGGCAAAGATGTCGACCACAAAAAGCCATTATCAAAAGGTGGAACGACCACACGTTCGAATCTCCGCGTCAAAGACGCGAGCGCAAACCGTTCGTATGCGCGAAAGTCAGACCACTCTATTAAGTGATATACCTACTACAAGACTTATTGATCTCTGGGTAGCGCGTTGGGGACATGACTGGGTTGATCTACAAGATGTAGTAAGCGACCCATTCTACAAAGACGCGTATGACCGAATGAGAAGAGAAGGTGAACTTGAGGTTCACTTCCTAACCGACCGCTCTAAGTACGTGTGTCGCAACCCAAAATAAATTAAGGAGAAGCAAATGGGAAAGATGAAAGAAATAATGCTAAACGCTTCGCAGATAGCTATAGCAAACAGGCAAGGAATACCTCTTGAACGCTATGCAGAGCTATTGAGCACCCAAGCCCCGATAGTAACCATGAATGTGTTCAATCCTAACAATCACCCTGTGTACTCAATACCTTTATCCGAACTTGTCAATCTATGGCGTGCAAAGTTTGGGGATACGTGGATAGACGTATCGGAGTTAGACGATGACTTTTGGGAAGACGCATCTGCACGCTTACATAAAAACAAATTGATGGAAGAACTTGACCATCACTCCGGTAACACGCCTTGGGCTAGGCTTAAAGAGGATGCCTAATGCAAATCGTCGACGACAAGGCGCTTGTACTGCGCACGCGCAACCCACACAAGTACGCGATCATTCCGAAGCACAAGATCATCTCTGAGTCAGAGGGTATCTTTGAGGTAGCTGTGTACTGGGGGCTCGATGAGTCTCGCGTGCTACGCAATCTTGGTGTGAAGGATGTGCCATCACCTATCACTAGGCGCTATGACTGGCCGGGAAAGTTTATACCAATGGCTCACCAAATAGAGACAGCGGCTTTCCTCACACTTAACCGCAGAGCGTTCTGCTTTAACGACCCCGGAACTGGCAAGACTTTATCTGCGCTATGGGCGGCTGACTTCTTGATGAAGCGTGGTGAAGTTCGTCGCATACTTATTCTCTGCCCCTTGTCCATCATGCACAGTGCGTGGATGGGTGACATCAATCGCAGTGTTATTCACCGCTCTGCCATTGTCGCGCACCATGCTCAAGCTAGCAGACGTATTGAAATGATTCAGCAGGACTACGAGATTGTGATTGCCAACTACGATGGCCTCAACTTAATCGCATCTGAGATCAACGCTGATGGTAGGTTCGACTTGGTGATTGTCGATGAAGCCAACGCATACAAGAACCCATCAACGCGCAGATGGAAGACACTTGCGTCAATCATCAAGCCTGAGACATACCTATGGATGATGACGGGCACGCCTGCATCGCAGTCACCAGTGGATGCGTACGGTCTTGCTAAGTTTGTTAACCCGAGCGGTGTGCCGAAGTTTCAGACATCATGGCGCGACAAAGTGATGAACAAGATCAGCATGTTCAAGTGGGCTCCGAAAGCCAACGCCAAAGACTTAGTGTTTGCGGCGCTTCAACCTGCAATACGTTTCACCAAAGATCAGTGCCTTGACTTGCCTCCTGTCATCACAGTCACACGCGAAGTGCCGATGACACCACAGCAGGCTAAGTACTACAAGCTACTCAAAGAGCAGATGCTTTTCCAAGCTGCCGGAGAAACAATCAGTGCCGTCAACGCAGGCGTTGCCGTAAACAAGTTGCTACAGATTAGTTGTGGTGCCGCGTACACAGACGAGAAGGAAGTTGTTGAGTTTGATGCCGCGCCTCGCCTTGGTGTGTTGGAGGAGGTGTTAGAAGAGACAAGCCGCAAGGTAATCATCTTCGCGCTGTTCCGCTCAAGCATTGACACCATCGTCAAGTATCTTATTAAGCATGGCTATGCCGTTGACCAGATTCATGGCGACGTGTCTGCAACCAAGCGCGGTCAGATCATCAACGACTTTCAGACCACCGACAACATCCGCGTGTTGGTGTTGCAACCACAAGCAACCGCACACGGGATTACCCTAACTGCCGCTGACACAGTTGTGTTCTTCGGCCCACTGATGTCTGTTGAGATGTATACGCAGTGCATAGCACGAGCCGACCGCAAAGGTCAAGACTCAGACAAGGTCACTGTGGTGCACATTGAATCAAGCCCGATAGAAAAGAAATTATTCAACGCAATGAATACAAAAGTTTCCGATCACGCTTTGCTTGTCGGCATGTTCGACAGTGAAGTAAAAAATATTTAAGAAAGGAGTTGCAAATCAATTCAATCATGCTATGCTGTCAAACCATTGACAATAAAATAATTTAAGGAGAAGCAAAATGTTAGCTATAGATGATGAGGAGTCTGCTCCTCAGGAAGCGCCGACAGAGGTCACTGTCCCCATGGACAAGTTGGCGAAGGTGTACCGCAAGATGCAATCACGCATACAAGAGTTAACCGCTCAGTATGAGAATGAGATTGAAGACATCAAGCGTCAGCAAGAAGCGGTGAAGATCGCGCTTAAAGACCAGATGCTCAAGCTCGGTGTATCAAGTGTGCGCACAGACCAAGGTACCGTGGTGTTGTCTACCAAGACACGCTACAACACACAGGACTGGGACTCGTTCAAAGAGTTCATCAAAGAACACGATGCGTTGGACTTGTTGGAGAAGCGTATTGCGCAGACCAACATGGCTACGTTCTTGTCTGAGAATCCCAGTCTAGTCCCCGCAGGGCTCAACTCTATGACAGAGTACGCCATTTCCGTTCGTAAACCAACCAAGTAATCAGGAGAAAACTATGAGCAATGTAGCTCTATTCAACCCATCCCAAGCCCCCGCGTTCGCAAAGAACCGCACCTCGTTGTCCCCCATTGCCAAAGCCCTAGCCGGTGGTGCAGTCGGTAACCGTACCAAGAGCATCTCCATCAAAGGCGGTGTGTTTCGTTTGAACGAAGGCGGCAAAGAGATCGCCGCTATCGAAGAGCGCTACCTCGATGTGGTGATTGTCAATGCCGCGCCTGATGTTTCACGCGTGTTTTATGCGAAAGCATACGATGGTGAAGTGTCTGCGCCTGACTGCTGGTCACAAGATGGCAAGACACCAAGCCCCGAAGCAAGCAACCCACAGCACAACAAATGTGATGGTTGCGAGCAGAACATTGCAGGTTCAGGTCAAAACAACAGTCGCGCTTGCCGCTACCAACAACACATTGCTGTAGTGTTGGCCAATGATATGGAAGGTGCTGTGCTCAAGCTGACTGTGCCTGCCAAGTCTGTGTTTGGTAAAGAAGAAGGTGACAACCGCGCTCTGCAAGCATACGCTCGTCACTTGGGTGCACAGAACATTGACCCATCTGAGGTCATCACCCGCATGAAGTTCGACACCAAGTCTGAAGCACCCAAGCTGTTCTTCAAGGCTATGCGTTGGTTGACTGACGACGAGTTCCCAACCATTCAGCAACAAGGCAAGACAGACACCGCTGTTAAGGCTGTGACAATGTCTTTCTCTAAGTCTGAGAGCGTTGCCGCCCCTGCACCTTTGAAGCTTGAAGGCAAGCGCCCTGCGCCTGTGGTTGAGGAAGAGGTGGAAGCCCCCGCACCCAAGGCTAAGACCAAAGCCAAAGCCACCCCTCTGCCCGCAGAAGATGACGAAGAGCCCGTAGTCCGCAAGGAAGAGAAGAAGCCCAACGCCGTGCCCAAGGCCAAGGCTGACTTGTCTGCCATGGTGGACGACTGGGATGAGAACGAGTAAAGGAGCAGATGATGAGACTTATGACGCGTGACTCTACACCAAGAGAATTTCAAAAAGTTTATCGCAAGGGCGATGTGGTTTATGTTCCACACTTTCGTAATAGCGATATGTTTGTAGGACCCGGATACCCCCGTTTCACAAAACAACTCTACAACGAGTTTGAACTCGTTAGAGGAGGCGCTGTGCAAGAAAGCATGCCTTTGTGGACAAGGGGTAAGTACGGTATCGTTGACGACGGAAACCCATAAATATCGGGGGAACGTCGCGCAATTTTTAGCTTGCAGACGAGCGGCTAGTACCCCCACCTACACCATGCCATATTCATCACAAGTAATTAACACAGTCAAGAAAGCGCCTAAGACGTTGGGTAACCAACTCGGGCGATGGGCTGTGCATCACGACTTCTCTGCCATCAAAGTATCCAAAGCAACAGGGGCTTCTCGGCAATCTGTTTACAACTGGTTTGGTGGCGGTGAAGTCTTCGTGGCTTACCGCCCTGCGGTAGAGTCTCTTCTTAAAATTTTACAATCGTCCGGTAGTGGCGATGACGCTTGGAGAAAAACATGCAAAGCATTCAACCTAACAACTTAAGCGATGAAGAAATACTGCGTCAGGTATACCTGATGGGTAATGAGATGCTCCCAAAAGAATGGGTAGAAGTTCTGTGTGAGCGTTTTGCCAAAGCGCTTGACTACTATCAAGACCGCTACGATGAAGGCTTTGCTGACGGCTCTGCCAACGGCTTAGACCACGGAACCAAGCGAGGATTTGAAGAAGGTTTTGCCGCAGGCGTAGCACACGCAAACGACCCCGACCTAAAATAACCAAAGGATACACATGACATCCGCTGAGTTTTTAGCGGTGGTTTTGCCGTCCGAAGGTTTTGGCCTGTATTGCGCGGTAGAACTCACAAAGAAGAAAGAGCATGTATATGCGGCAAAGATTGACGACCTCATCCCGACGATTGAGGAGTGGCACGCCAACAACTACGACGTTTTCTATGCCTTAGCTACCTTTGACAAGAAGCGCGGCGCTGAAGACGCACAGTACCTCAAGTCGTTTTTCGTTGACTTGGATGGCTACGCTACCAAGAAAGCGGCGGCTGATGCGCTGATTGAGTTTCTCCAGAAGTCTGGGCTTGATTCGCTAGGTACGCCATGGGTGGTTGACTCAGGCGGGGGCTTGCATTGCTACTGGCCATTGAAGGACGAGATTCCTGCGACTATATGGAAACCCGTTGCCGAGAACTTGAAGCGTCTGTGCAAACAGGAAGGCTTCAACATTGACATGACGGTGACTGCGGACACTGCGCGCATCTTACGTGTGCCCGGAACTGCCAACAACAAGAAGAAGTATGCGACGCCGCGCCCTGTCCGAATAGTCCAAGAGGGCGACATTTTTGACTTCTCGACTTTTTCACCACTTGTTTATGAGAAGTTGGAAGAGGTGCCAGTTGTTCACGCTCCTGCACCCAAGCTAGACCTCCCCGGCCAACGCCCACAAAGCGCTCAGACTCGCGGTCAGGTCAAGCTGATACAAGATAGCTTCACGCTGTTTGGGAACTTCGAGAACCAGTGCGGTCAGATTCAAGACTACATCGCAACGGCTACCGAGGACGGCAAGGAACCCATCTGGCGTGGACTACTGTCTTGGGCGAAGGTCTGTGAGGATGGCGCAGAGAAGGCGATCTGGTTGTCGGACATGCACCCGTACCCACACGAGCGGATGCACCAGAAGATTGTTGAGATCAAAGGGCCATACGCCTGCATGAAGATGGACAGCGAGAATCCCGGAATTTGTACTAAGTGCAAGCACTGGGGCAAGATCACCAACCCACTGATACTGGGGCGCGAGATCAAGGTAGACAACACTGCCAAAGAAATCATGCTGTCTGCGCCTGCTGAAGAAGACTTCGACGAGAGCGAGCTTGACTCTGAGGAAGCCTACGAGCCAGAAGATACGGGTTTACCCCTAGCACCTAGCGTGGTACGTCCTGTGCCCCCTCGTGGCTACAGCTATGGCGAGCATGGTGGTGTGTACTGCACACGTACCGAAGAGGACGAAGAAGGCAAGAAGTCCAAGAAGAATATTCAACTGGTTCCCTACGACTTGTTTGTGGTTGATCTGTTGAAGATGGAGAACGACCACCTGATTCACATGGCCGCTGTGCGACCCGAAGGCGTGCAGACGCTGAACTTCCCACAGAAATCTATTGTCAGCAAGGACGAGACGCTCAAGTGGTTGGCTAGTCAGAACATTGTGTCAACCTTTGCGGGTCACGACAAGACGCTGTTTGAGTATGTGCGTTCATGTGTGGGCGAGGCTTCTCAGAACCGCAAACCAGTCGAGGTGCCGTTCCAATGTGGATGGCAGGCAGATCAGTCGTTTGTATACAACAACCGCGTGTTCAGCAAAGATGGGCGAGAGACTCGGATACCCATGCCCGGGCTTGAGAACATCAACCGCAACACCAACGGCAAAGGCGACTTGGCTACGTGGCGTCACTTGTGGAAGACAATCTTTGTGGAGAAAGAGGGCATGGAGACCGCCTTGGCTGTGGCTCTGGATTCCTTTGGATCACCGCTTATGCGCTTTACTGAGTACGAAGGCTTCGTCTGGCACATCGGTTCACAGTGGTCAGGTACGGGTAAATCCCTAGTACTTAGCGCCAAGGCAGGCATCTGGGGTCACCCCCTGCGCTACCGCACAGGCAAGAGTACTTCTCCTGTTGCAATGCAACAAAGGGCGGGGTTGCTTAACAGCATGCCACTTCTGATCGACGAGATCACCAACACTCAGCGCAAAGACATGGAGTGGGCACCCGCCTTTATCTTTGACTACGCAGAGGGTCAGGGCAAAGAACGTATGGAGTCGGGCTCCAACAAGGAACGTATCAACAACAGTACGTGGACTGCCACATGTACGATGACGTCCAACACGAAGCTGACCGACTACATGGCGGGGGCGCGAGCCCACAGCTCCAACGGCGAGCTACTACGTATGCTTGAGTGGACGCCTCACATCAAGCTGAAGTTTACAGCGGAGGAGCGCAAGGTATTGCTTGAAATCAAACGCAACTACGGCGTGGCAGGAGAAGCTTGGGTGCGTTGGCTGGCGGTTAATCAGAAGACTGCGGAAGAGATTGTGCGCAAGGTTCACATCCACTTGAAGAAGGTCTTTAACTTCAACGACGATGAACGCTACTGGCATGCGGGTTGTACTACAACTGTAGCGGCGGCTATTCTTTTGCGTAAAGAGTACTCTGGCATCCTAGACGTTGAGATCAACAAGGTCATTAACGCTCTCAAAGGACTTGTGGAGAAAGCTCGCGGCATTATGAAGAACAGTGTGCGCTCTGCTGAAGATGTGCTCAACGCCTACATCGGTGACAACTACGGAAGCTTTATTGTTCTGAAGAAAGTCGAGGGCAGAATCCTAGCAGCGTGGGGCGACAACGGCGACATCGTTGACCGCTCGACCACCAAGAGCAAGGTGCTCGGCAGGGTGGAGCATGGGCTTATGGCACCGGGTTACAGAGAGTTCTACATTGAGGAGCAGTTACTCAAGAAGCACTGCGTGAGCATGAGCTTTGGCTACGACGAGTTTAAGGCGCAGATGGAGGAGTTGTTTACTTGCAAGTACGTCAAGAAAGATATGCTGTCCCGTACCAACGGCCCTGCCATGCGTGTGAACACCATGCACATAACTTTTAGGGACGAAGTCTTTGATGGAAATAATATATCCGTGGGCGAAGCTAAAGCCGGGTGAGGGCTTCTTCGTACCGGGGCTAGATGTGGAAAAGGTGAGGGAGTTAGGCTTACGTGCCGCTCTCCCTCACCGCATCCAAGCGCGTGCTGTCGTGGGTATTAAGAACCACCAACTAGGCGTATGGTTTTATCGGAAATTTCCCGCGTCGTATTTGCAAGCCCAATCTTCATCTTCCTGATCTCGTCAAGCTGTTTACGCTTTTCTGCAGGCGTCATAGTAGAGGAAGCAACCGCACGCTCTGCTTGAGTCAACATATTCATGTTTGCTTTGAACGTGTTGGCAAGCTCTGCCTGCATGTAGTCCGTGCCGCGCTTGGTCATCAAGGCTTGAGCTTCTTGCACTTTGCCGTCTTTCAACAAGCTGTCGACAGTAGACTTGACTTGAACATACTCGTTCATGCGTTCGTACACAGAGTTGATGATGCCGCCTGCGTCATTGGGCTGAAACGCACCGCCTAAGATTGGGTACTCAGACAGGCGTCTGACCGCACGCTCTGGGGTTTCTTTAGCCGGTACGCCAAGGCTGATAGCCTGCAAGAAAGCCAGACCCATCGTTCCTGTATAGCCACTGACAAGCGCCTCAATCTTAATTGGAGATATACCCAAGGTACTACCAACCAGCTTGGCGGCGTCGGTTGTGTTGACGCGGTACTGTTCTTCAGGCAACAACTGTTTCTCGCGTGCTGACAGAATGTCGCGGCCTGTGTAGAACGACTTACCAAGACCTACCTCGATCAAAGGCTTGGCCGCTTGCGGTATACCATACGACGAACCGCCGGGGACTGTCTGCAACAAGATCTGCTTGAACGCCTTGACTGCTTCTTCTCCGCCATGCTCAGTAGTCATGCTGTTGTATAGCGCCTCAGGGATAGCCTTGAAGATGTAACCGATCTCAAACGGCACAGGCACTTTGATGGGCTCGTCCAAGCCGGGCAGACGTATAAACCAGTTGCCGTACTTCTGGTCTGGTGTAGCGTTCTTGTAGGCTTCGTCGTCCTCCATCATCACGGCGTAGGCAAACGTAGCCGCCGCCATCATGCCGCCTCGCTGCAAC